CGCATTGGTCCCTTAGCAAGGTAAGCAGCTCATCCGTATATTCCGGTCGGAAAGCTGCAAGAATACAGCGCTTTTCCAACGCTCTAGCCACCTCACTAATGGTTCCATCAAACCTGGAGAAATCGGTGTTACTAATCTGCTTTGCTGATGAGCAGACAGATCCAACTCTACATGCTACATCCAACGGGGTCTTGCCAAACGCATACCATGGCTGGCACTTAATGACCTCATCAGTGAATGCATACATGAAAGTGGAATATCGGTATTTCCGTGATCCTTCAATAGTGGTAATAATGCGGGGGTCAGAACACTTTCCATATGCTTCTCGCTTCATAAAATTCTTACCCACATTCTTGCCCTCGACAAATTCTGCCTGCTGCAAAATCCGTCGTTGCGTCGGGCGGTCCTGTCTGGCATACACCTCTTCATACCCGTAGGGTATTAGCGACTGTTTCTTCACACCAGCAGTGCCCAACAGGATTCTAGAAAACTCATCGATCGCCCGGCTCATAAACCGATCAACCGAAGTAACACTTTTCACGCCTGTTATGCGACCAGCAATCGCTTGTTTCGCATTGTCCAATGTAATATCTGGACAAAATCCACCATCAATTATTGGTGACATGAATGAAACAAGCGAGTGCTTCGCCTCGGGGTCATAATTCATTGGGTTAAACTGGTATCCTCGGACACCATCTTTGCGGCTACCGCTGTACGATACCACCGTTGCCTCTGGCAACTTTTGGGAATGAAACTCATACACGTAAGTCGCGCCCAACTCATCATCAGGCATGATCTTCTTAACGTGCATAAGGGTCAAGCCACTTTTCGTGGTTCGTGCTAGAGACGCAAGGGCTGCGTCCTGTCGCGCGGTTATAGTCCCACATAGAGGTGATCCGATTTTTCCAGTGGAAACAGTCATTCCACCGGGTCCATGGTTCGTCAACCGCAGGAAATCTCCATTAACAATGCTAAATCGCTGGAGTGGCTTCCCTTTCAGGTACCTAGCAATTAGCGCCAGAGGTCCGAACCACCGCTTGATCGGAAACAATCCGATTAGCTGGTGGTCCGGGTCCATCTGGCGTTTGTCCACCAGGTAAGCTGTAGTCACAAAAGGTATCCAATTTCTCCAATTAGTCCAGCTTTTCCCGGCAAACAATCTCGTGGTTGTTATGACATCAGTGTCATAGTTCCAGACCTTGTGCACATACTCAGCACCTCCAGCAACTCGG